TTGTTATACATTATCATTATCTCATCTGCTACTCTCTTGTAAGCTTCCCAGCCTACTTCGCTTGCTATTTCTACTTGTCCATAGTTATAGGTTTGCACTCCGAATGTCCCACTATCTCTGTCCACAGAACGAGAGATTGGTGGTGCAATTTCTGGGGTACTCGTAAAGCCATCCAAATCCTTGCTTCGATAACTACAAGAGGCTGTCGGAGCAATGCAGAATGCTCTAACCATATTATTAGCCCTAGCCACCTCTGCGGCAGCTTCAATACCATATCTAAGTTCGCTGGCAATATGTTCTGCTCTGGTAACAATAGATCCATGATTGTTTACGCATTGTAATGCTTTACCGAATTGTTCGTATGTTACTCCATGTCTAGCTAGTAAATTAGCTAATCCAAGGATGCCGAGGCCAACTTGTCTGTCGATATCAGACGACAAGTATTCTCCAGTTGCTCCAACACCTGTCCTGCTATGGAGGCTGCACAATTCGGACATACCTTTAATGAAACCCTCCCTGATTGACA